GTTTCTTGTAGGCAGGTTTTTTCAAGGCTGTGTTGTGAGCACCATTTTAATAGCGGGATATGCGACTATTCATGAATTCATGGAAACTGAGCAGGCGGTCAAAACGATATCATGGATGGGAAGTATTACTATTTTGGCTCCTGCATTAGGGCCGCTATTAGGAGGCTCGTTACTAGAATGGATAAATTGGAGAGAATTATTCGTTGGTTTAACTGCTTTTACTGTCTTAAGTTTATGTTTACTGTATACCTACATGCCTTCGGATCGACCTCAACTAGAAAAGTTACATATCAAAAAAATATTAATTGATTATCAAATCATTTTAACTAGCTTCCAATTTTGGGTTTATACTTTATTATTTTGTTTTTTATTGGCCAGTTTAGTGGCTTGGAATACCCTAAGCCCATTTTATTTAATAGATTATTTAAAACTCAATCTGATTCAATTTGGAGTTATTCAGTTATTTGTTTATGGAGCTTTTATTGTGGGTATAAATTTAAAAAATCTATTGATTGGCTCGATAGAAAAAATTATTAAAAACGGGATGTTTCTAACAGTACCCTTTTTTATTTTAAGTTTATGGGCTTTAGTGTATTTCTCTCAGCATTTATTTTGGGTAATGAGTACTGTTTTGTTGTTTTGCATGAGCGCAGGACTCATTTTTTACTCATTACACCGTAAAGCAATTGAGATGCCAAAAGCACCGATGGGCACAATCATAGCAGTATTTTCAAGTGCGATGCATCTATTTGGGTTTTTAGGATGTTTAGCAGCTAGAGCCATTAACTTTTAATGGGAAAATACTAATAAAAAATACAAAAATCAAATTTATAAAAAAATAAATGGTAAAATAAATAGAGGTCTCAATTTGCATACAAGAGGCGTTTTTTAATATATATACGAAGGTAGGGTAAAATAAAAATGATAGAAACATCAAAAAAAGATAATAGAAAATTTCGTAATTTTAGAATCTCGCATTGTGGGAACTTCCCAAGTTATAGTTTAAATGAAGCTCCTTTTTGCAACAGAAATCTTATTTATCTTGTAAGTGTAGGAAAGGAAAAGTTTGAATATAAATGGGTTGAGCGTTTCGTAAATTTTGTTAGGGAGGTTAAACCTAAAAAAATTTTTATTGTCGTAGCTGATACCTTACAGCGATATAATATTGAAATAGATGAAAATATCAGCCCTATTCAAGCTTTTCATAAATCTAGAAAGAGAGGAAATGAATGGGTTAATAAATATAAACCGTTATTCTCTACCTTAAAGAAATCAGATATCGATATCGATTATGAATTTGTTCATTGGGAAACTTTAAAAAAAGATGAAGATTTTGAACATTATTTTCATAAAATTAAAAAACTTGATAAAGAAGATAGTCTTTTTAAGGCGGCTCTAGCAATTTCTTCAAATGAATACACTCACCGTCCTTCCCGAATAATTTCAGAAGCTATCTATCAAAAAGCAGAGGAAAACTCCCGTCAATTCCTTATTGAAGAATGTGCTGTCTTCCAAGTCCTTGCAAAAGATAAAGATAATTTAGCGATAGTTTATCCTGGTGCAGTAACCAACATACTCGCTTATGCTATTAAACATATCAATGAAAATCACAGAGATGAAAAAAATACCTTCCATTGGCTCGATTTAAAACCGACCAAAATTAGCAAGAAAAGAAAACATACAGAACCTCAAGTAAAAGAAGTTAGTAAACCTCCTTTATTTAGAAGTTTTTCTCTAAATGAGGCTCAATTACCTATTTATCAAGCTCATCAAGATCTAGATAAAAAAGCGACCTTTTTTAGACGTCCTTCTCTAAATTCATATCTCTCTAACGAAAAACCAAGCAAGTATTTCCGTATTTAAAGGAAAATTAACATGAGCACAATAGCAACTTATGAAAATTTATTAAATATCCTTGCAAAAGCACCAGGTCATATTTATTGGAAGGATATCAAAGGGGTTTATCAAGGATCGAATGACGCGCAAGCTATTTTTTTAGGCTATAAAACTGGTAAAGATCTAATTGGCAAAACTGATTTTGATTTGCCTTGGAAAGAACAAGCTATTCATTTACAACAAATTGATAACCAAGTTATGAAGACACAAAAGGAATATTGTATCGAAGAAATTGTAAGTGGTCAGAAAAAGGTGAAAACAACATTTTTATCTCGAAAAATTCCACTCTATGATCTTAATACAAATAAAGTAATAGGTATTATTGGAACCTCTATAGATATTACAGAGGGCAAACAAGCAGAGTTAGCTAAACAACAATTCATTATGAACATGGCACATGATTTAAGAACACCATTATCAGGTATTATCGGTCTTTCCAATATCCAATCTAAAGAAGGAACTGATGCTGTGGATAGACAGCATGGCCAATGGATAGAAGGTGCAGGAGAACAGCTTTTAGAATTACTTAACTCAGTATTAGAAATAACTGCGGCTGAATATCAAATTGAAAGCATAGCAAAAGATACTATTCTTTTTCAGCAATTTGCAGCAGAACTACAAGCTTTGATGCTACCTGCAGTGGCCACTAAGGAATTAGATTTTCAGGTTAAGCTAGATGCCCATTTACCTCTTATCATTACTGATAGAATTAAACTAAAAAGACTCGTACTTAATCTTCTTGCTAATGCGATAAAATTTACTAAAAAAGGAAAAGTTAGCTTAGAAATTAATCTATTAGCTATAGAAAAGAACCAAGCTAAAATAGAAATACTTATCAGCGATACAGGTATTGGCATACCCGAAGATAAATTGGATAAAATATTTGATCGTTTTTATCGTGCTCATCCGTCTTATGAAGCACAATATACCGGGTATGGTATCGGTTTATTTTTAGTTAAAAAATCAGTAGAACTTTTAGGTGGTGAAATAAAAGTTTCCAGTGAAGAAGGAAAAGGAAGCTGTTTTACAGTATTTCTTACCTTTCCTTTTGCAGAAGAAGATATTGAAAAAACAGTTTCTATGTCAATAGATCTTTATTCTGAAGTAAATAAGGTAAAAAAAGCAAATGAAACCATACTGGTAGCTGAAGATAATATTTTAGTTTTACATGTGGTAAAAAATTTACTGATTAATTTAGGTTATGACGTTATTACGGTAACGGATGGGAAAGCGGCTCTAAACACTTTACAAACTCAATGTTTTCATTGGGCGCTATTAGATATTGGTTTACCCGGTTAACAGGAACAGAAGTCGCAAGACTTTATCGGCAATGGGAAGAAAAAAATAATAAGTCACATCTTCCACTTTTTGCACTAACTGCTCATGCGATAGATGAAGTTAAAGAGAAATGCGAAGCGGTTGGCTTTGATTATATTCTTAATAAACCATTTACTAAAAAAGATATCCAAATTATTAAACTTTTCATGAAGAGTAAAAATTAAAATAAAGAATATTTAATTTGATCTGGCCAAGATAAAAAATATCGCTTAAACTTGATAATTATTAATAGGAGACAACAATAAAAGGAGTTAATTATGCTGATGCCCTCTGCTTTAAAAAATTTTTCTGAGAATGGTTTTTTTGAGTTAAAAAACTCTGAACTTTCTTCTAAAAATATTCAGGATCTTGAGAGAAGTATTAAACAACTCAAAGAAAACAAATTTAGCATTCCCTTACGGATTCGCTTAAAAGATATTCAAATTATTCCTGATGTCTTACGGAAAAAGCGTGATTCAGGATCAGTAATAACTCATGTTCCACGTCGTTGGGCGGATGGCTATGGAGATCTCGCTATTAGTCAAATGGGGTCTCTCAATGGTTTTACTGCGCCTTTGAATTTCGGGGATTTAGAAGTAGTTTGGCATCCAGAGGAACCAGAAACTCCACTTGAAGCATTACAAAAAAACTTGCTTTCTTTGCTAACTCAATCCTGGAGCTCAATTGAACTGGATCAACTATTTTTCTGCCCCAATCATCAGATTGATATGGAAGCTACTCAGGAATTTTATAGTAAATTATTAAGTTCATTAGCTCAAAATTCTGGTTTGCAAGAATTAAGTATCAGTCTTTTTTCGCTGTCTGCAGAAGGAAAGTTTAGTTCATTTTTTGACTCATACGAAACTAGACACTTTACATCTTGACATTACTGAAGCTAAACAATCGGACTGGCAAGCGCTTTGTCGAGTTTTAGCATCGCATCCTACGCTCAAATCATTGAATTTAGGTAGTAGTATTCTTGATGCTTATGTTTATACTACCTTAGCAGAAGATTTATTAGATAAGAATTATCAAATTGAAATAACACTAACTGAACCCACAGATCCGGACTTACTAGAAGCCTATCAACCATTAAAACAACTTTTATTTCAACCTGGTTTAGAACGATTTAAAGAAAAATATTTATCGCAAAATAATTTATTTCAAATGGCTGTTGAATCGTTAGAGTCTCTTAAAAAGCTCAAATCTGTTCGCTATCAAAATTCACAACAGGCGCAATTAGAAAAACAATTTGATTTTTTGTTAAGAAATCGAGCTTCTTTAACGATTACAAATGGAAATTACAATGATGTCCTACGTCCAATTTATCAAAAACATCATTATCTGATTAACGAAGAATCTCCTTCTCTCATTAAATTGCATTTGGATGCATTACTACCCTCTAATACAGCCAAAACCGTCGGTTCTATTTTGCTGGAAAAGGCTTTAGAAACTAACAATCAGAAAGTCATCCAGACCTTATTGAATGCGAACGTTAATTTATTTGAATTTCCTCCTGACGAGGAAGAACCTTTTTTAGTAAAAGCCCTGCAAAGTTCAGGAAATATAAGAAGACTGGTACTTGATCATATTCGGCGGAATGATCAATTAGAGGAGTTTGATCTGCTACAACTCCGTATTGCTAATGAAAGTAAAACTATTGGTTATATTTTGTTGAAGAAGACTTTACAGAATGAAAATCTTTATATATTAAGAAATTTATTAGCGGCTAAGGCAGACTTATTTGAATTTCCTAAAGATGAACAAGAACCTTTTTTAATAAAAGTCTTTCAAAGTTCTGGAGAATTAAAAAATTTCGTGGTTGATTATATTCGTCAAGATTCTCGTTTGATTCAACTAACATCCGAACGTTTAAAGAATTATTCAGGTTTACTTCAAGTATTTACAAATTTAAAGAATCATTTAGACAAATACAGTTCACATTTGGTAAAAAAAGATAATCCCTCGCTGTTAATGTCTATTGCTTATGAAGCATTAACGACTTGGAATAAGATGTTAGGCCTACAAAACCCATCTGAAGCAAGAGATAAGGAGTGCGCACAAATCTATAAAGATTTAGATGAAAGTCTAAAAGTAATTAATCAGAGCCCCCTAGGCCTCACATATGCTGCATTTTCTGAAGTTCAAAAGATTATGCACAGAATGAAAGGAAAGTCAGTCAATGCCTTAAGAGGTATTTTTAATGTCTCTTCCTTACATGATAAGGCGATAAAATTGGTGGATGAATTTGATGATCAGTTAAAAGCCAGCAAAGATCAGCTTCTTGAACAACAAGATAAAACAATCCAAGATCAAGCAGAGCAAATTAAGCAACTTACTGAAAATCGTGAAAAAGAACAAAAAGAATTAAAAACAGAAAATGTGGAACTGAAAATAAAACAAGCTGATACAGAAATAAAATTAGCAGAGATGGAAGTAAAACAGCATAAACTTGAGGTAGAAAATGCAGAAATTAAAGCAGAAAGTTCAGAAATCAGGAAGACATTGGAGATATTGTTGAAACGAACCAGTGCCCAAGCTGTTCCAGAGGAGGAAACGGCCGACCAAACAGCAAAACCCAATGTTTTGTTTTTTCGCCGCTAATGTAAAGGTTTTTAAGGAGAGTGCTTATGATGTTAATCGAAGACCTAGGCCGACAACTTGCCTATAAACCCTTTGAATGGATGTCTTGGTGGTGGGGAATAAAATGGGGAGGTTTTATTGAGATCTCCCCTCAGCTTAGTAAAGAAAATCCTTTATGGCAGCGAGAGCAAGCAGATTTGGAGAACTTAAAGCTCTTTAAGAAAACACCGAATGAATTACAAAAACAAATAACGGTTTATTGGCAAAAACCATTTTGGCGACGCTGGTTATTACGTTTATTTACAGATATTAATAGTCGAATAATAATTTGGTCTTATTATCAGCGTTGTCTTGCTTTTCAGCGTATTCATCAAGAAAATCCACTATCCGAACGACGTTTGATACAGTATGAACCTGAACAACGTCTTGTGAATTTATTCATGAATGAATTAAAGCGGAATTATTTGATTTTAGAACAGCGTCTTGAAGGCTACGCAGGTAACACTAAATGGATGGAAAAAAACCTTGATTCCCTATTAACTCAACATGAAGAAAAAAGGCAACGAGTTTTTTTAAAATTATTAGATCGTTATTTAAGTGAATTACCTGAAGATTGTGAGCGTGAATCGGTGCGAAAGAAATTAGATGAAGAGTACTCAGAACTTGGAAAGGTACTAAGAAGTTATTTTCAGCATTGGTGCCAACCTTTTAAAGCCATTGAAGAAAATCCTTGTCAAGATCTGGTTTATGTTGGGCCTGCAGTGGCTGAAAGGGTCGTTAGTCCAGGCTTAGGCGCTGATCTCAGTTCTCCATTGAGTTCAATCAATGAATGGTTAGCACTTAAACAACATATCTTAAAGGAGATATTAAAAGAAAGTCCGCCTCCTTATGAAGAAATTCAATCGTTTTTACAGCAATGCTTACAAAGTTTAGAAGGATTAATTGAACCACTCTTATCTGACTATGAACGACTAATCTATGAAACAAAACATCAACGCGTTAACTATCGGGAAATGTTAAATTGGTCGGATCATTTACAAAGCCGGTTTACCTATTTTTTTCGGCATAGTAGCTTGTTATTTCACCCCGATAAGTCAGGTGGAGATGAAATTATTGGTCAAATAAAAACAGAATTGTTTCGAAGTTTTCAACAATTGATTGAAGCCTCATTCGATAGATTGAATCAAGGATTAGTCATCTTAAAACAATGTATTCCGCCCTGGGAATTAGAGCTTGATAAGCTAAGAGAGAAACTTGAGCAAGACCTCATAATATTTAGAAAAGAGCTTAATCAATGGTTTCTTCGGATGAAAGCAGAACAAGCTGAAATTAAAGCAGAACAAGCCGAGATTAAAAAAACGCTGGAAATACTTTTAAAACGAACCAGTACTTACAGTGATGCAGATGAGGAGACAGTCTCACCTGATCCAACAGCAATTCATCCTCGGTTTTTTTGAAATTACTCAGCTTGAAATTGTGCATCAGGCCAAACAGGTACATTGATCTCTTGTAAGGGTGCTCTCCAAGCACAGCTGGCTATCCAACCGATTAAACTTCCTAAGAATAAAAGGAGTAATATTTTTTTTATCATGAGTTATCCTAATTTTTAATGGTAATAAATGATTTCGGTTTGTTCATTAATGAGCTGATGTTCAATCGCTAAAGTTAGGGTCTGATAGGCATCGACTGCATGTGAAGTCCAATCATGTAAGAGATGATCTTTATAAATATTGTTTTTTTCATCAAAGACTTTGGAATAATTAGCAAGACAATCGATTAAGCGTTCGGTATTTTCTTTATTAAATTGAGTTCGGTAGAGCATTCGCCGCATGAGGTTAATGGCATCGATCTTACGCTGCGGTTTAGATACGCAGTAGGCGGCCTCTCCCAGTTCCTGAAAAATATCTTGTGTACTTTTAGTCGTGGCTTTATCTCGATTCTTGCCATCATGTGGTAAATAGTGACTATGTAAGCGCAGATAATGCTTATTACAAAAACAGTGAGCTTCATCAATGTAATAATGTATGGGATGGTTGTTTGCTTCCAGATAATAAATAACGTTTGGATTATATCGATGATCGAATTGAACTAAAATAACCGCTGTTGAATCATTGACACCCAGATCATAAAAGGCATAAACCAACGTATTCGGTAAAATAAGATTGGAAACAATCCGTTTGTTTTCTTCAAGACTTAGCATTTCTCTAGAAAAGTATAATCGTTCATGCTGTACAGTGATAACGGAATAATATTCTTGTTGAATAAGGAACTCCGGCATCCCAGCTTTACGATCTTCATCGATCATTTTATCGGTAATATAACGTTTACCTTCTTCATCTTTTAAGCTTTCAACACTATCAATACGCCAAACCCAAGCAGGATTAGTTTTAATGGATTGTAAATAACGATAGGCATGGTTCATGCCATTAAAGGTAGTTTGTAAAATAAACCAACCCTGATTTTGCCTAAAGACTGGCATAAGGATATGTAATACTCGTGGATCAGAAAACGCATATTCAGAAAATACCGCACCTAATACATTCACGCCTCTGAGTTTATCTGGATCAATATCAGAACCTAGAATACGAATGACTGATCCATTGACGAGTTGAATTGTCATACCTGTTGATTCAGATGCTTGATACAACGTTTTGGAATCATATCCAAAAAACGTAAACTCTTTCCTTCTTGTTGATCATTTAATAAGACGGCTCCTTCCCAAAGTACTAAACGTGCTCTAACGTTGGTGGGATAGATCATTAAATACAATCCGGGTTGCGTTAGTGCGCCTTGTATTAACAAATTCCAAGATTCCATTTCTTTTCCGGCACGTCGTGGACGAACCAGAAAGAAACGTTTAAATCCTTCTTGAAAAAGTTTATGTTGAATCTCTTTTTGATAAGGACGTAAGGTCACCAGAGGTAATGTGATGGTTTCATCTTTTCCAAATGTTAGAATTAGATTTCCATCTTCATTCCGTCGCCAGGTAAATTCATTCTGTGATTGTTTCTCAACACTTGATTTTAGATCTCTAATTTCTTTACGTAACGCTGCTAATTGCATAATTAATATTTAATAAAATAGTTAAAAACAAGACTCGGTTGCATTACATTAAAAGGCTGGTTATTACCTGTTGCGTGTGTTGTAAAGGTTGCTAATCCTCCGGTGACATCGTCGCCTGCAGCGCCACCTACGATATGGGGAACACCCGCATCAAAATGATGTGTATGGGAAACTAATTCATCCACCGTCATGACATGTGTTTCTTCACCACCTTGACTTCCAATGGTATTTCCAAGAACAAGTGTTGCTTTACCACCCGAACCGACTGGAACATGTCTTGCCATGTTAGGAATATTAAATGTCGTACTACCATCACCCTTTCCAAATTGTGTACCGATAATATTAAACAGATTGACATAATCCTTACGATTGATAGCTCGTCATCACACAATAAAAAACCAGAACGTGTTATTTCATTACGAGCTGTAATTAACAAATCACCCGTCTGAAAAACCGAATGGATTAATAAATCATTTAAAATATTCCCGATGGTGCTTTTAACTGAATTATGGATAAACCCAACAAAATCAGCACCTCCATTTCCTTCTTCACTTGCTTGTAACTTATTTAAAAATGTTTGTAATGTTTGTCCTTGTTTATTTAAAACATCGTAATACCCTAACAAATGGGTACCATCACCACCATTTGGCACTTGACTGCCTAATTCAGAACGTAAGGTACTGACATCCGTATTTTCAATTTGTGCGGCAATAATATTTCCGCCCTGACTGACCCAGACTTGATTATCTTGTGAGGTTAATACCGGTAATTTATTGGTTAAGTTTGATGTTAAATAACTATTGATAATATATTGCAAGCAATCAGTAGAGAGTTGCGTGCTAAATTGCTGCATAATGAGTAATACACGCTGAAACGCGGCATCCAAGGTATGGCTATTGAAACTTTGGGCGTTACCAAATTCGGTTTCGATACCAATTTGCATATTCCGTACTAAAGTGACGATGGTACCGAGTGGTGGAATCTTTTCTTTAACAAAAGTAATGGTGCCCCCTGTCATTGTTCCCACCGCCTGTACGGTATAATCGTGATTGAGTACTTGAAGATCTTTATCAGGATTGGCTTCATCTCCAGGACGAGTTACATAAACCGCGATATCTTCTGGAATCAAGATCAAATAGGTATAAGTAAATACCGCTGTTTTGCCATCTGCGATAGTTTGATTAATCGTATTTTGTTGAGGAAGTTGTGTTTTCTGCATTTTACCTACCGTAATACAGATGTTGTCCCGTTTCTAAGTAAGTTTTATCGCCCAACAATTGATTAAAATAAGGGCCAATAACAGGCAGTGTATCGATAGGCGCTATATTTTTTGCCATCGTCTTCATATTTTTGGCCATTTGTTTAGGATTTAGTGTGAGCGTCGATGAACCTAATGCACCGACACTCGATAAAAAGTTAATGCTGGGTGATGAAAATAAATTTTGGATGAGATGTTTATCTTGATACTTAGGATCAAAAACTTGCATAAAAATACCTAAATTTGGCTGCACAAGATCCATGAGATAATCCATCTTTTCTTGACGATTCATGTGCGTAAACAACGGCATGCTTTTTCCATGCGCAAGATTATCAAAATAATTCGCCAAATAACTTAAAGGTAAAGTACCAGCAACTAAGGCTAACCCCCAACGTAACCGCATCTGGGTATTTCTAGCATCTTGATAACCTTGAACTAAGATTTTATCGGCAAAGTTAATAGCAAAACCTTTAAATTGCATGACCATGCGTAAAACTTCACCGACTACGGTTCCTGGACGTGTGCCGTAATACATAAAGGCTTTAGTGAAATTATCTGGCATTAATACCGCATTATCAGCGGCCATAGAAAAGATGGAAAATACCTTGCGATAAAGATCATTGCGCATCTCATAAAAAGGTTTACTATGACCATAGAGGCTTTTTAATTCCTCATCAGTGACCGCATCCACGTTCGCAGTGGTGAATAATCCTTGTTGATTTTTATCTCTCAGCAAATCCCATTCTTTTTCTTCTAAACCATATTTTTGTAATTGAAAACGCGTTTCATTTTTTAAATTTTTCCAAGCTCGTCCTCGTTGTTGATGCAAACCTTTGGCAATAATGTGCATTAAGGAGTGTCGATTACCTTTATCAAAGGATTCTAATAAATTAGCTCGAAAAAAATGGGTAGTAACTTTATGAATCAGTTCGGTTCCATTACTTAAATCGGCAAAACGCGCCATATACCCTAAGTGACTATCGGCTAATAATTTAAATTGTTTAGCAATAAATTTCCTTTCATTATCGGCAAATCGATCGAAGGTATGGCTTAAGGTGGTTGCTAAACTCTTAAAATAAGAATTTCCCCACCGTTGTGCAAAAGAAGCAATATAACTTGCATCCGGCAAACTTCTAAGAACGATAGTCGATAATCGCGCTACCGCACCGAGTGAACGAATGTTTGCACCTAACGCCCCTAATGTAGGACTGACGGCGGTTTGATCGTGTTGTAACGCTTGCTTTAAAATTTTATCGGTATGTTCAAACCATAAACTACCTTTAGGATCTTTTTCTTGTTGAATCTTGCGTAGATCGTTATAGGTCGATAAAGGCGCATCACCCATGAGCTCTGCGGTCCCAATCCGGTTAGCAGAACTATTCAGATCCCCTATTAATGCATGAAAGAGATTTCCCTTACCATACTCCCGGTTGTAATTTAAGAAAGACTCATGATCTTTCCAATAAAAGAAGAGATGTGATTTTCTTTCAACCGCTTTTCGATCATTGGCAACAACAGAACGGGTAAAGATTTCACTTTTTCCGGTGGTAATGTTGTCAAATATTCGGTTTAACTGCTCATCAATATTAGCCTCATCAGTGGCTCTAAAGGTTTTTTCAAGATTTAATTGTTGCTTGATAAAAGTTATCCATTTTTCTTTTACGGACTTTAATAAAGCCGCTTTTTCAGTTGAATTTTTAAATAAATGTTTGAAGGTATTGCCAGCGCTAAGGCCACCTTGATTGAGTAAGCCGGCATCATGAATTGCCCGAATAAAGCGATCCTTATTGACTTCACGTAAACGTAAGGCATTTGAAATAACCAGCTCAGGATTTCGTACCCCCATATAACCTTTAATTTGTTTTGCTAATTTTTGAGCTAATTCTGAAGAAGATTTTCCATCTAAAGCACGAGCAATCGAGATATCGTTCTCTTTATTCTGTAAAAAACTCAGCTCCTCATCGGACATCCCTTGGAATAAGACTTTAAATAACCGTTGCTGTGCCGCTTTTTGATAGGCAGGAAGATTCTCAGAAAGATTTGTGTAGCGTTGAGCTAAGAGAGAACGTAGATTAATACTTTTTGTTTTTAAAGTATCCGCGAGCGCATCAAATTTGCGCGTATTGTTTTGAGTGACTAAAGAACCTTCGAAGAAAGTTTGTAAATGTTCTTGGTTAACTTCTTCAATAGCTTTATCCATCGCTTGCTGACTTCTTAAGTCGCCATAGCTTTTGGCTTTAGTAAAAACCTCATTCACATAATGGCTTAAATCATTTTTATCAAAATGCTTCAGATATTTTAGGGCTTCTTCATAACAGTGATTTTTCATTTTTATTATTATTTATCCTGCAAACATTGGATCAAATCATGAAAGATTGAATTTTTTCTTTTAAATTCGTGATATTTTTTAAAAGTTGAATATTCTTTATCCATAATGGCTTCTTGTTTCTTTAAAGTTTCTTGATAGTGATTAAATTGATTGTGAACAGTCGTTATTCGTTGTGTTTTTAACTCTTGTTGAGGAATTTGGTTTTCGATACACTGTTTTAAGTAATCTTTGACGGAATCAGTATTAGCTAAGGGTTCAGAACCTGAATCAAGATGATCAATAAGCGTAGATAGAAACGGCTTCCAATCCTTATCATTTTTAAGCGCATTAATAATCCCTTTTAATCCTTCACTTAAATCGGGATTTTTCTTTAAACGATCAAAGGCATTTTTTTGTATGAAACGAGATAAAGCTTCCGTGTTATTTAATCCTTCTCTTGCTAATAACTCTTCAGGGATTACAGACTGTAAAGCTTTAAGATCATTTGGAGTTAATAAGAGAATATTGATTTGGTTTTTTACTGGATCAATCGAAAAGTCAGGATTATTTTTCTGAATCGTTTCAATGGTTTCTTCCAAATTAGCATTTTGTTTAAAAAATTTAGAACGTATAACCCCTGCTGCAAAAGGAACTAAACTTAATGCTAATCCAAAGCCACCAGCGATGCTGGTCGTTTGAATTAAATGAGATACATCGAACTTATTATCTGGCGTTATGGATTCAGCCAGATTTTCGGGCAGTAATGAAGTCGCTGCAATACTGCTACCTGTTAAAGCTTTTTCAGTTAAGCTTCCAACGGTCTCGCCAGATAGTTGAGTAATTGTTTTGCCTGCTACATGAGATAAAAACTCAGGTGCTAAAGCCGAAAGACCTTTGATAGTGCCTTTAACTAATAATCCTCCTGCGCCACCTAAAACCATATTAATCGGATTTAAAGAAAAACCGAGTAAAGAAGCAATTCCATCACCTGTTTTCTGCGTTAACGGTAATCCGGATATTTCAGTCACATTTCGTATTGCATCATAAATAGCATTGAGTGAAGAAAAGTGGGGATGAAACCCTGCTAGAGGTGCTATTTTTTCTAAGGCGATTTCAGGTTCAATGAGTTGTTTTAAAAAATTACCACTGATAGAAGCACCATAGCTTGGCGGTGTAAACTCAGCTTGTTCTTGATAACTTTCTCTAAAATTAGGCTTGACAGTGGCTTGACTTAATAGCATGTTATGAATCCTTATGCGCGTAAGCGACTAAACTATCGCTAAAGGGCTGCGAATAAATCACATGACCTGCTGCATCCGTTGCAATAATTAAATCATCGGGTGTATTTGTGACCGTGATAGGATTACGATCCAAATTAAAAAATTCACTCAAATGATCTTTCATCTCATTCAAACCGGCTTTAATTTCCCATCCGGTTGGAAAACCTGCCGTGTTAAGGGCTTTATCTTTGGCTTTGTCAAATAAGGTTTCTCGAATCGATGTCGTGATGGGTGTCCTACGAAAACCTAAAGCTTCATAGGCTTTATTTCGACTATGATCCGCTAAACGTCCTGCTTCACCGGGGGTTAGGTTTAACTGCTTTAAGTTAAAACTATAATAAGGGCCGCTGGCAATCTGATAAGCACGTCCAAAATTATCACTAAAACTTTGAATATAGTCGTTAATATTTTTCAATGCTAAATCATTGTGAAGGAGTCCTTGATATTTCACATAATTCATCGCCATGTTAACGATACTCAACGTACGTGATGGATCACCGGATTGATCAATATAATTGAAGATATCGCCATTATTTTCATTGAGTTTTGCAACCACGGTATTTTTTAAGGATTTGTCACTGGTATTTGAGTCTTGAGCATTCATAATCCCTATTTTGGAAAAATCCTGACCGGTTTGATTAGCACTGATGAGTTGTCTTAAAAAAGCAAGATCCGAATGATCTTGTAACATCCCCACGGTATAGGCGACTTCTTGCTCCAAGGGTTTTTTTAAACTAGCGGCTAAATAAACTTTATTAGCGGAATCATGTTGGTTTAAAACATCTAATAAACTATCCGGATCGGCACCTTGAATAAACGCCGACTGGGCTTGTTGTTTTAAATCATTAGGAATCGGCTGAATAAAATGATTATCGATCTGCATCGCATGAGCTAACTGCACCGATTGTGAAATATAATCGTTGTAAGCGGTATGCGGATCGACACTGTTATAGTTTATGGCATACTTTTTAAGTAATGCTTGTCCTTGCGGTGTCTCTTGGATAATTCTTGCATAGTCTCCAGCATGGAAGCCATCAAGTAGATGCTGTAAGGCAGCTCTTTCGCCTTTTTCTGTTTGAGTTAATAAACTATTTTTAGAATCTAATTCAATTAAGCGCTGTTTGAGTAAGGGCCATTGCTCACCATTATTAAAGAGTCCTTGTATTTTTTGTGCACCTTGTGCAAATAAAGTCACTTCATTGAGATGATCTGGCGTTAATCTCATCCAGGCTAACGGATTTATCGTATTGCCTTTAATCAAATCAGACTTAATTCCGCGTAAAGTTAAATCATTTTGATAATGATCTTGGAGATGTTGGGTCTCCGTTGAAATCGGTGTATTGGCTTTATCGATGCCTTGCGCAAAAGGAGATGCTAAGGCGATTTGTAAATCCGCAGAGCGAGTCTGAGGGTTTTGTTGTAATTGATGAAGTGCCTGTAGACTATCCAGCGTATGCGAGAGTGTTTGAAACAAGACGCTGCTTTGTTTAGGCTTTAGGCGTAATAATGCGTCCAAGTAGAGCTTTCTCAACGGTTTGATGGGCTACATCTAACTTCTTCTGAAATAACTTTTCATCATTGACCGAGGTATAAAGATCTTTTAAGACATTCGGCCATTCAGTGTAGAAAGCACTTTGTAATTTGAGCTGACTCGTTTGATATTCAGTTAATTGTGCGTGTTGGTTGACTTGTTGAAGAGCGGATTGTAATAAATAATCTAATTGATTCTTGGTTTTATTATTAACTGGTGTTGTGTTTTTGATGTTATCGAATTGTTGTTGAGTCATTTGTGCAATTTGAAGAGCTAATTGCGGCTGGGTTTTTAATTGTAGGAGTGCATTATTCTTAATCTCAGTAGCACTGCTCGTGGCTTGTAATAAGAAAGCAGCACTTTTTTCTTGCTGAATTTGATTGGCTGTTTGCATGAGGCTTTGAGACACACGACCCAAACCCTGAGCTACCGCCTCCGATCCTTTTGCGGTACTGTTGTTTGGAATATCTCGAAGGATAGGCTGTTCATTTTGAAACTGAGATAAAGGTTCTGCCATTTATTTAGGGCTCATACCGTTAAATTTTGCAAAAGACAAACCCAAACTCCCTACATCACCAAATAATTGACTATACAAACTGTTTCTGACATTGCGTTTTTCAATATCGATGAGGTTATCTGATAGACTTTTTTCGATATCTAAATTCTTTTGTTGTTTGGCGGCAATATTTTCAGTATCACGCTGCACCGCATTAAAACTCGGCGATGAAAATGCCACACCACGGGTTGTCATCTGTGCGGTTTGGTGTTGTATCACTTTATTGAGATTATCTAAATTGCTTAAGGTTTTCTGTTGGTACTGCAATTCGTTTTGTTTTGCTTGCAGATCTAATTGTTTTTCTTTTCCTTCTGCAGCTTGTACTTGCATGACGCCTTCACCGACCTCCATGGCAGCGGCAGTGGCTAGTATGAGTAAACTCGCTTGGGGCATAAAACTCCTAAATCATCGAGGTATTGATTTGATACGCCATAGAAGTAATCTGTAAATCAAAGGGAGCCTGTTGAGTAATCGAAAAGGTTTTATGTCGACTCCAACCAAAAACTGGAGAAATGATCGCGGTACCAGAGCTTGGATGTAATTCATCACCTTTTTGAATATTTAAAAAGATCTGATAATTAACCAGCTGATCATTAATATAAAAGTTGAGTGATCCAAAATATTCCACATAAATCTTGGTAATGTTTTTCATCAAATCCGCATGTTGAGGTCCCCCATAAAAGTACATCGGTCTGATTTCAACGGGATAAAGCAGACCAATAAAACAAATGCCCGTTTTTTTATCAGGATTATGTACCTGGATACTTCCCTGTTTGACTAGATAAATGCCATAGTCTTCTTGATTGAAAATGACCTGTACATCCAAACCTTCAAAGCGCTCTAAACCGGTTATATTTCTATGTATTTCTAATTTCTTGTCTTCAACGCCATCTAACTTAATATCAGAAACTAATTTTTCTAAAACGACCTGCTGGCTATTGGAATATTTTTTTAAGAAATAAATGGTATTATCAATCGCCACCATATCTTGAATGTCGATTTGCTTTTGTGCAGAAAAAGGTGTTAAAGCCGCTAAATTAACTTCATGGGCAAACTGGAATGTCGTGATCGTATGATCGGGATTCAAAAAATAAATAAAATTATCTTGAGATTGTTCAGTGCCGCGTAATAATACTGCTTTGATTGGATTTTTAACTAAATGACTGGATGTTTGACTGACGTTACTCGCTAAATAACTTTGACCAATCCCTTGAAAACGAAAATTAATAATGGCATTACCGGTTTTATTGACATAATAACTGTCATTTAAATAGCTAATAGGTTTTAACTTGTCTGATACGCCATACGCTGATTGTTGGCGTATTGAAAAGGTACTGGGTGTTAATCCCACATTTTGTTCTTGCGGAGCGACAAACTCATAATTGGCTGTATAAATCTCTAATTCTTTACCGCCATTCATCCAAACAATACCACCTGAATCACTTTGCCCTAAGGTGTAAATAATCGCATCGGTGTTTTCTCCAATACCTACATCAAAATTAACCGGCTGATTAATCTTAGAACCAAAGATTGTATTGTTTAGTGTTTTAGTGCGTGCAAACCAAAGTCTATTTTGAAAATAAATGACCTTGCTGGGATAACCCATACTCGGCGAGAAAGTAGGTTTTCTTACTGAATATTGAGTCGCTGAAGTTGAAGCACCATTAATTAAAAATGGGATCTGTACTTTTCCTGACAGGATCGCTGTGTTTCCTTGATAACTCACTTCGGTGATGATGGCATAACCCAAAGGGGAAACATCACTGGTTCCTCCTCCTATGATCTGACCACCAATCCAGCCATTATTAAAACCCAGTGAATCCGTTAGGGTAAGCGAAATATAATGTGCATCTCCTACAAGATTAGTATTCCCTCTGTTGTAAATAACATCACCGAAATCATAAGCCGGCAAGGGATAAAGATTAAGCACTTCATAGGCAAAGAATAAAGGTTTATAACTCTTTACGGTAATACGTGATGGAGGATAATCAGGATGAGCAAGAATAAGTGAATCATTGTCATTGGTATAATCCAAATCATTCAGTTCTGAGAATGCATAAGGCATGGCAAGCGTTTGTAAAAACTGCAGCTCTGGAGTAGTTCCTTTTTTAATAACATAAATATCCATACAGTGATGACCACTCACTAAACAATAAAATTACTCATTCTTATCCTGAAAACCATACAGTTTAGCGTTGGAATCACTTCGTTGTGTTTGAATGAGAAATTGAGTACCTTTTCTTTTTTTAGCTAAGCCGGTGGTGCCGACTTCTACATTTAATAACGATTGAGCAGCTGTTAAATAGTCTTTAAAGTCAGTACGATGATAATTTACTGCATCTACTTCACCACTACTAAACATTGTTTGACGAATCAGCTCCATTAAAGATATCTCACTCTGTCAAAATCATTGTGCGGAGCAAGCTTTATTCCTTGTTCCATACTCTCTAGCAATAAGGCATTCATTTTTTCTTGTTGGTATTTAGTTTCTAGTAAATGCGCTAATTGAACATTTTGAGTCAGAGCAATTGTATTATCTGCTGCAGCGTATAAAGCCAATGTACGCGCAAAATACGTGGGCATCACCCCATAATCAATCGAATTGACGGTGTAATAATAAGAAAAAGGTTTACTGTGACTGAGCACATAACCATCGACTAATTGATAATCAACGCACTGCGATTCACAATAATAGAATCGTCCAAAATCATAAGGTAATTGGTAGGTATAAGGATAACCCGATGAAAAGTTTTGTGTGATGGGTGTATTATCCTCTCGATACTTCATGGCAAAATGCCAATGAGTGATTAATAATAAATTAGGTAATAAACTATTGAGTTTTTCTGCAATATATTTAGCGGCATCACTTTCATTCACAGAAGCTACCGGTAATAACCCTAATTCCAATAAGGCTTGATTAATTAAAGTTAACTTCGACAGCGATAAAGCCATATTATTCTTCTGAAGGAGGAGTCGGTGGTTTTGGATCAAACATCTTGACTAATTGGATGGAAGGAGCTTCATTCTCTTTCGCAACATTTTTCACGAGAAATAAATTACTTTGTTCATTTGCATAATTAATCAGTAACCAATCCTGCTCTTTAATCTGTTTATTTTCATAAAAATCGTTGAGATAACCCGGTTTAGTCAAAGTATCTTCATCATCTAAAGTACTTGCCGTGAAAAGAGCCGGTGCTGTACCGACCAAGCCTCCGGTGATAGGTGCTAACGTGGCAAAATTGGATAGACTCATAAGAATCCTTAATTTTTTGTGTATTTGAGATCGGCAGTGATTAATGCAATGCCGCGTGGTTGAATGATTTTGGCACCGGTTGTTAATGAGGTCAGTAATTCCCAACGATCCTGATGGGGAAGCCAAGTAATACTGGTTGAAATATTTCGGTTATAGCCTTGAATAATCGCATCCCGATGTACAACCGGCACTAAATATTTAAAAGTGCCTTTGTCATCTGGAACACGAGGAATGCTATTAATCCCATTCTCACCTAAGAATCTAAAATCAATGTCTAAATAAACTTTAACTTTATTGTTGGTTAAGGGTTTTACATCATTGTAAAAGAAATTAGTGACTTGTTTATCACCGTACAAAGAAGGCTTTAATAACGCAGGAACCCAGGTACTCACCTGTAACTCATGGACATCCATACTTTGGCTTTCTAAATACGATATTGCTAAAGCATATTTTTCTTCATTGATTCCAGTATTGACGCCCACATCAACGGGAATGGTATGAATTTTTCCCGCAATAAAATCCGGATCACTAAAAATAGCATTGATTTTAATAAAATCAGTTAAGCGAGCTGCCGCTAAACCATGCAGTTTCGAATGATCCAAGATCTTATCAAAGTTATAAAGTGTCTTTTCGCCACCTCCTATGACAGTTTTTAAATGATAGTCGTTGGTAGGAACTTGTATATTAGTTTCATTAACTGGAGTCACATTAATATCGGTCGGAGAGAAATTGGTTTGATTCATTTCCACTAGATCTGACATAGGAATATTCAAATACGTTCCATGCAAACCATGTCGTTCTTCAATGGTATCTTGGAGCTTTAAACGGTTTTGATACTGTAAGGTGACTTGAGTTTCAAACAGTTGACATGCCGCTTCTAAGTTAATTTCTGACATAAAAACAACCTGATAAATAAAAGAATTTCATTTATCAGGTTGCCCCAGAAAGGGACTGATAACGCCTCAATCTACTCAAAAAGAATTTTTTAGATAGATAATCTCATTATAATTTCCTTAGAAAAAGTATCAAGATACATTATCTAGTAGGAATTTATTATCAAAAAAATTGATTCCATTTAATAATTATTTAATATTTTATTGATAATATAACCTAGTGGTTATTATTTGATATTAAATTTATCCTCATATGGGTATGTTATGACTAAAACATTAAACGATCGGTTATTTGACGCAATTAAAGAAGATGATATAAAGGAAGTTTCTAAGTGCTTAAAAGAAGGCGCTGTCGTTTATGCAACCGATAGTAAAGGACGGATGCCCCTGCATCTGGCTTATAAATCTGTTGCGATAGCAGAACTACTTATTGAGCATGGAGCTGATCCTAATGCAACCGACAATGAAGGATTAACCCCACTCCATAATGCTTGTTTTTATAACGGTATTGAAATCTCAAAGTTACTTATTGAGAAAGGAGCTAATATTAATGTAGCTGATAACAAAGGATTAACACCACTGCATAAAGCTTGCTCAAGGGGCCGGACTGCCGTAGCAGAGCTACTTATTGAAAATGGAGCTAATGTTAATGCTACTGACAAAGGATTAATTCATACTCCTCTACATAAAGCTTGTTTAACTCAATATACGAAAATAGTTAAGTTACTTATTGAAAATGGAGCTAATGTTAATGCAACCGGCGATGGATCACCTCTGTGTATAGCTTGGGCATTTAAGCGTACCGAGATAGTAAAGCTACTTATAAGCGCTGTATTATTGAAAAATCTTGGAAGAAAAGAAAAACCTGACTATATAAAACAACACAAAGATTTTTCAGCTTACTGGGATGAACAGATTCAAATAATTAATTTAAAAATTGATTATTTGCTAGAAAGTGAGATGATAGGTTGTAAAAATTCGACACAAAATCCTTTAAATGAAGATTCTTTGGTGACAAATAACTCTTTGCTTTCTTTGTCGTTTCATCAGTTTTTCAAATTACTGAATCCGGAAGCAATAAAAAATAAAATCACTAACGAAACTGATCAAACTATATTGGATATTAAGCCATCTTCTAAATTGAGTTAACAAATTTTATTTTATAAATCTCGCCTTAGAGACTTCCTGGGCGAGGTTTATAAATTTTTCTCTATTTTTAACGTTAGGATTTTTTTCATATTCTTTAGCTGCTTTTAGCATTTCTTGTTGGCCATCATACGGATCCGATAAATTAGCTTGTTGATTACTCAAACCAGGCACTTGGCTATTGAGTAATTGATCGCGATGCTTTAAAGCTTCCGTTATTGCATTCTCATCACCAATAATCGTATTCAAAACAGTTGACTGCAAAGAAACAGGATAATTTTTAATCACATAATCTTGAACAAGCGATAACTTACTTCCAAGGGTTTTTTTCTTATTCTCTAGCTGTGCTTGATAGTGGTTTTGCTGTTCTGCCATCGCATAAAGCGTTTTATTAAATTGTTCTTGACTTAAATTCGCGGCTTTAGCCAGCCCTTCAATTTCCTGTAACATTGTTTCAGGTAGAGATACATCTGGCAAATGATAGCTTTCAGGCACTTCATAGTTTTTTAACCTCTCTTGTAATGCTTTGTTGTCATTAAAAACTTTGGCACTGTTTTTATAGGCTTTTTCTAGTTCCTCGACACTTTTATATTTACCGGCATAGAGTTTCGGTTGTTCTTCCACGGATAATTCTTCGGTGATTTCATTCATCGTTTTCTCCTTCTAGCAATTGATTAATATGGGCTAGAGTATGTTGAATATCGCGCCATACAGACCGACGACCATCAATCCAGGCAAAACCTGATTCAGTGGGTATTAATGTTTCTTCCATAGCACTATGAAATAATTGCTTTTTAAGAAATTCATTTCCTGGTCGTCCTTGTTCAAATAATAGAAATAAATCGTATTGATCCTTATTAATTTGATCTTTTTTAAGTAATTGAATGAGTTTATCTTGCATTAGAATTGTACCTGTGCAGGTGTTGGGAGTGTGACTGGGCTTGCAGTTGTTGAAGGCGTTGTCATTTGGCTTTGTTGAATCTGTTGCGCCATCTGCTGCATAAAATGAGCAACTCTTCTTTAGACTTCATGAGTCTGGTAGGTAAATTGAGTTTATCCGCTAAAAACGGTAAGACTTCTTCCATCTTCGTGGCGGTTAATACCGCACCTTCGCCACCGAACTGCTGTAAAATCTGTGCCATCATCGTAAAATGACTAAGATCATCTTGCTTTTGCAAATCATAGAGTGGACTTTGAAAATCAAAGCGGAGTAGATGTGATTTTATATCGCTAATACTTCTATCTTTAGAAAGTAAACGTCTTTTTGCTAATATTTTGGCGCTGATGGTAAAAACTTGCTTAGGTAATTCATTAATTAAACGTGAGATATCCGTTGCACTGGTTCTTTGTGCTCGATTTTCTCGTATAGATACTTCTGTAGCAGATTTAACCGGGGTATTTACTTCACCAATCGGATCAACTTGAAAAGCATCGCGGATGATTTGTCTCAAATCACGAATATGCTCTAAAACTTCAGGATATTCTGGCATTTGTAAAGCTTCTAAGGGATTTCTGCCATTAGGATTACGTGCAATCATGGCACCCGACCACTTCCTGAATACATGCGGATTGAAGTACTTATCTGCATCGTAGAATAAGGGAGGATTGGCTTTAAAGGCTAAACTTTTTCGACTGTATTCAATAATTCGATTAAGATCACGAATCGTGGGCAATAAGTCAATACCAATCCCTCTTCCTTCGCATTCACCGGGTCTCACTCTATCCCGATAAATAATGATTTGATTATAATCTCGTTCAGTTTCCCATAAAGGCGTTAAAGGATCATTTTCTAAGATGGCATACAGATAGAACTTATTAATGGCATTTAAATTCTTATTCACATCATTGCTCTTTAAAATTCGGTAAGTAAAACCACTTGGTGCAATTTCAAATAAAATACAATGATCGCTTTCATAACAAAGCAAGGCACAATGAACAAAGTTCCTATTAAAACTAAATAAACGATATTTACCGATACCTTGGTTATAAAATAGGAAGACAGCGATCATGCTTTTTTAATTTTCCCCAAGTTTTTTGTAACAGTAATCTTTTTTTTAAGAGTCCTTTCGGTATGGATTTAGACATGTGGTTTTAAAAGCCCCTCAATATGATCAATTTGTTCTTTCATCTGTAATAATTCCTGAGCATAACTGGAAAACTCTAATGGAAATCTTCTCTCCAAAATCCAAGCGCGGGCTTGCCAGCCTTTTTCTCCTTTCTTAATTTCATTAAGTAATTCTTTGATAGCATTACATTGTTTCTTTTTTATAGAGTCGGAAAATTTGGCCAATTCCGTATTCGTTTTTCCTGCTTGAATATCGGCAAAACCTTGGTTAATCCAGTCATACAAAGTAGAACGATGAATCTGATGCGCTTCAGCGACTATCGTAAAGGGAACTAATTGAGCAACGTCTTTAACGATTGCTTCTGCTAGGGTTTTATTAAATTTAGTCGGCCGTCCCATGATTATCTTCCTTTATCAACAAAAATAGGTTTAGCATCATTGGCATAACGTTGTTGAACTAAACGATGAGCCGTATGTGCGTGTTGAATCGCTAATTGTCGGTGAAAAGAATCTTTAGGTTCAGTTATAGGATTTTTATTTAATTGAGTCATATTCCAGTGTCGTTAAGAATTTTCATGAGTATGAAAGCCAACTTAAAGAAATGCTAGCGACTAGATGAGGTATGTTTTTAAAGAAATTTTATTCCTTCGCATCAAACCAATGGTTCACCACATCATCATATAAGATGGTTTCAAACGTCGTATATCGGGTAGCACATTTGGGGCAAAATAATCTTCGACGATGCATTTTACCCTCATAAATTACTCTGGAATTAATCACATACGTCTTAAAATAATTACAGTTTAGATTGATACATTTCATTTGATATCTCCCATCATAAAGGATTTGTTTTTTCTGTTATCTGAAAACGCGATAGCAACTGGAATATATTTTTCATGTCCATTAACTGCGTTTTGATGCGCAATGCGACCCGATAATTGCTTAGGTAATATGTCTGGATGTCTTCGGCAATAAATTTGATAGCGGCGCTCAAAATCGCGTTGTACGAAAGACAGTTCTTTTTCCGTACTTTGACACAACTGAATCCAACCACCCATGTCTTGAATCACCGCATGAATTAATTTATCTGTAAACATCACACTGTCGTAATGACCAATTTGACGAATAGCTCTCACGACTTCCGTCCATGCCAATAAACTTTTGCTATTGATATCTCCCTCAATAATTTCAACTACATCTGTCGGTAAAGGAAAATAAGGATGTTTTTTAATATCCGGATTTTTTAATAGTTCACTCAAAGCACGTTGAACTTCTGTGAAGGAATAATCTTTTAAACATTCCCAGTAAGCTTTCATCAATATCGGCGATATTTTACGATTAACAGTTTCAGCAATCACAGCAAGACTCGCAAAAAATGCTTTTTTTTCATTAGTTTCCACAATCTTCCTCCAGCAACTGGTTGATAACAGCCATATTGTGATCCCATGTGCTGATAGGAGGTTGAATTGCACGGCTTTTGTTTTGTTTTTGCCGAGCATGCGTTAACCACCCCTGGATATGTCGATTAATTCCACGTTCTGTTTTTCGTCGATCAGGGTTGGCTTGATTCCAAGCAATGAGCTGGCGGATTTCTTGACGCACATCGACGGTTGGATAATTGGTTTGCCATTCGTCTAACTCATTTTCAGTAATCTCACGTGTTTTCTTTTGGCGTAGAGAGACGGATAACACTACCGGTGATTTTGTTTGTACAGGAAAGTTTATTAAATTATTAGTCCCTATGTGTTCTTCATCTTCATCCTGAATTTTTATTGGCGATGCTTTTTTAGGTTCTTCACAGAAGATAATAGAGTTATTTCTTTTCTCTAATCTCTCTTCTCTAATCTCCATTCTCCCTTCTCTATTCTCTATTGCTTCAAAGGGGCTTCGAACTGGCTCAAAAAAAGGAGAAGTTTCTAAGTGCAATAAATCACGATATTTATCGTAAAAATCCTTTAAAAATGATAGTTTTGGTAACTTATGAAAGAGGCTATTGACATGCTTAACGCGATTATCATTTTTCTTCAATAAGCCAAGCTGCGAAACCGCCATCTCATGAACCCACACATATTCTGTTTCTTCGTCATAAGAGCAGAAGCCAACCTTAACTAACGCTTCGAAGCCCCTTGCAACCCAGGGGAATCGCGCTTAAAAACCCGAAGAAACCTATGAATTAAAGAATAAAGAGTTTGAAAGTATTGTAAGAAAGTAAGAAAATTTCGGTCTATAAAAACAATGAGGCCGGAAATGAATAAAGAG